ACTTTATAGGGCATTTTGCCTCCCTAGATTCAAATACACCGTGTTCTGTACACATATAGTCTTTAAGCACTGCCATATCACCCCCTTTTTCAAGTTTTTAACAAAATATTGTCGAAATTTGCGTAATTATGCCTATTTAAAGGCTTGTTTTGTACTTTAAACCCCGTGTTGGTCATTACTAACTTACTCATTGGCATTACAGCAGGAACTGGTTCTTTCCTGTAATCAGGATAAGTCTCGTTGGTATGTTTCTTCATTACCCGCAACCGCCCTTCTTTCCAGTGCATATAGGCTCTGTTAAGCCCACGTTGGACAGATTCAGTCATGGGTAGTTTGTTTTCTTTGATGATGTACATAAACAAACGGTCAGATATGCCCGCTATCTCACAGAAATTCTTAATAGAGATACCCCTGTCCTTGTCATCAAGGAACAGTTTGAGTTCTTTCTTAAGAGTTTTCTTATCTAGAGGCAACATCTTTACCTCCGTACACGCCTATCATCTTTAAATAATTGCTTACGTTCTTGCCGACTGCCAGTTGTTCAGGGGTGTACTCATCTTGTTTGAGTGACATTTCTTTTGACAGACGCATACCTATCAATCTAGGTTGTACTTGTTCTGCCCACGCAATCGTAGCTAGGGCAGCAGCTATCACACGGTCATCCTTACCTCTACCAGGTGCACCTATAAATCCATTTTCACGGACGATGCCTTTCATTTCTTCTAGCAAGTCCATGCTGAAGATGCCCATCATGCCACGCTCAAAGTAATCCTTCATGTAGGAGAGCATACGTTCTTTAGATGATGAGGTGGTTAGGAAGCCTATGGAGTTGGAGAGTCCACCCATTGTGTCGTTGCGCCTCCAAATGTAGTTTTGCATACTACCGAGTACGTCCATCATGTCGGTTGCCATCTTGCCTTGCATGGCAGAGGCTAGACGTTTTAGGTTTCTGAGTTCGTTGATGACTGCTTGTCCTGGTCCGTTAACTTCGAGGTTAAGAGTCGAGTTTTTGTATGCTCCAGCAATGTGAGCAATGACCCAAGCGAACTGGTAAGTGTTAAGCTCCGATGTGGCGAATTCAGCAACTTGGTCAAGTCCGTCTGCATAGACTCGATAGACTTGTATGCAAAATCTGTCAGCCCAATCTGAGCTGCCGTAAGCTGGGTCTGCTCCAATAACGTAGTAGGCGGTATCAACGGGTTGTTGCCATACCCGTAGCGTTGCCAAACGGTCTGAGGACGGTAAGCACTCTGTGTCTTGGAAGAGTTGCCCAAAGGCGTATCTGTAACATTCGTAGTCAAGGGTTTTGGCGTGTTTTGCTGCATCTGTACACCTGCTATTAGAAAAGAAACTTGTACCTGTCATCACAAAAGCATAGTCTTCAGTTGGTGGGAACTCTTGGTACATCAGGGTTTCATCCTTGATACCTTCTGCCATCTTCCATCTCCACCAAGCCATCTGGCGTGAGTTTATCTCAACACCGTACATCTTTTTAATTTCTCTAACCCATTCCTTCTCTTCGGGTTTGAGTTTACCGTCCCAGTAAACCTTGTACTCTTTTGTATCTGGTCCTACAGAGTAATACTCGTTGCGCCACCAACCGCAAAATATTGCACGCTGTGTCCTAGCTCTCTTAGCCGTCTTGTACATATCGTGGAACATATTGAACCCTTGTGCAGTGGATTCAAAGATGTACAGACGCTGAGGATTCTTTTCTGCAAGAGATGCTATCAGGGAAGCTAGACCTTCGTCATTTCCCCAGGAAGCGGTCTCTGTTGCATGAAGGTAAGTAATAGCCTTACCCTGCCCCAACCTAGCTTTATTTCCCGCAATTTGATAGAAGATGCGAGACCTGTTCTTGAGGACCATCTGGTTTCTATTGTGGGCAACCAAAGGAATCTTATATTCTTTGGGCAGACCATCAATATACATTCCCAACGTGCTTCGGAACATATCCCTGTTTTCTTCTGTATCTGAAACAAGTGTCCCTTGCCATCCTGGGTGTGTGAACTGCCAATATAAATCAAGAGCCAGGGATACTGTGGTAATTCCCAATTGCCTGCCTTTGAGAATAACAAAGAAATGAACATCTTCTTTTAACCCCTTATCTATCTCTTCCATGACATACGTCTGTGTCCCTAAGAGCTTACCCATTTTCTTGAGACCTTCTTCTTTTGTCTCAATCTTTAGTTCGGCACAGAACTTATAAAACTTGGCTAGGTCAAAATCCATCAAGCCTCCCAGGGCATTACTTCACCGTACTTGTCTTTCATAAACTTGTGACCTGCTTCAAAGAACTCTTTTGTAACAGAGCCAGGGTTACCACCCAGTCTGAAATTAAAAGTATGTTTCTTAGTCGTCCCAAACTTGGGGAACATCTGTTTAGCAACTCTGTAAAACTCTCTGTCAGAACCAAAGCCAGGCATACCAAGGATTGCAGATATTCCTTTTAACTTGTCTGTCCTCATGCCCCACATACACCAGTCTACAAAGTTACAACCCTTGTTGTTCCAGTCCTCGTGCAACTCACCCAGTGCTTCACACCTGTCGTTGAACAAGAACTCTCCGTCCTTATTGTGTATCTTACGCAGTGAGTATGCCCAGTCATTATCTCTGTTGATAATCTCCATCAGGCTTGCTACGTGATTGTGGTCAAACCAGTCATCGTCATTACAGAAGAATGTAACGTCTTCGTTAATCAGGTGAGGTACTGCTGCCAACCACCTGCGACCATCTTTGTCAGGAAAGGCTATAGGGGTTGGGAAGACACAGACGTGCTGGTTCTTCTTTAAAAGGAGTCTGGGGAGCATACCGTTGTCGTAAAGTAGGTAGTGCTGGACAGGGTATGTTTGAGACTGTACGGAGGCTATACACTGGTCTAGCTCAGGTCTACCTTTAGTAACAGTGACAACTGCTGCGGTTAGTTTTCTTTTTATCATTTTTCTTGTGGTTGAGTTTCAAATACAGTCACACCAGCTGGTGATACCAATTTTTCTCCTTGCCAACTAGGAGCACCTTCTGTAGCCCATTTAGATTCATTGCTAAATGATTCGTGATAAGGAGTTTTAAAAGTATCTGGGTAATGCAACTGTTGGTCTACAGGGTTGACTCCAGGTTGCTCTGCTTTACCTTGTTGCAGTGATTGATAGTAACCACGCATATCATAGTCAGGGTATTTGTCGGCAGGGTTGTAGTTAACATTATTTTGCTCTAACCACTTATTAAACGCAGCTTCTTGTTCTGGTGGTAACTGAGTCATTTGAGATTGCCAATCAGGATGTGCATACGCCATGTTCCTAGCCAACAATTCTTTCCTCATCTTTTCGTACTGCTGTTGTTGTAGCAATGCCATTATTTCTTGTTGTGTTGCCATTATTCGTCTCCTAAGTTCCAATTTGCAAAATGAAAGGCTATGTCTCTACGTTTAGCGCATCTTATCAATTCTTTGTAAAAGACTTCTGAGTAGACCTCTGCCCACTCCTTTGCCAACTTACGTTTACTTGCAGGACTAATGCACTGTATGGCTTTCCTCATCTCTGCTCTTAGTTTCAATCTTGAGTTGTACAGCTGCATCTGTATATCCTCTGTTGTATCCATATGCCAATACCTTACCCATGTTGTTGATTAACTCTACTCTGTGATTCTCTGAAGTCAACAAGGCTTCTACAAGCATATAGCAACGCTCTCTAAGCTCATCTTCAGTCATCCACAGTAGTTCTGTCATTATGAGACTCTCCAGACCCTCAAGTATTCACCCTCTGCCTTACTACTAAACTTAAAACCCAACCGCTTACCCGCCCTGTAATTGGCATTCAACACCTTCGCCCTTGCCGTCACAGGCACAGTAAAACTATCTCCCACTTCCATATCCTCATACGGGTATGCGTACACCACCCGTGGGCTTGGCAGGATACTTCCCTTTTCTATCTCTAATATCTCCATATAATCATCTCCACCTATAATCAGATAATACCATAACTCTAGGAGGAAGCAAATGTTAGTACGCACATACAGTGAATATCACCTGGGTGACCAGCTCATCCACCTGAACTACTTACGCAAGGTTTGTGAGTTCAACCCAAACACAGAAGCCATCCACTACTGCAAACAAGAGTACATACCGCAACTCCTCCCACTATGTGAAAACTTACCCATCACCCTACAAGACCTCACCCACAACAAAGATGCTGTTAACAGTTGGATAGGTACAGACGGATACTTCTACCGCTCCCCCCTCAAACGCAACTGGGTAGCCTTCCACCTAGACTGGTTCTCCCACCTCAGTAATCAGTTAGGTGTGATGAACCCTATGCAACACCCAGATGCTTTCCTCTTCAACTACCCAGCACTGGAGAAAGGCAAACACCCTAAATATGATGTGCTCATCATCAACTCTGTACCCATGTCTAACCAACTCACAGACTACAACCCGTGGTTCTTCCAGAACATGGTTAAAAAGTATCTGGCAGATGACCACACCGTTATGACTACCCTACCCACAGGGCTGTGCCAATCTACCCTAGAACTGGGTATGTCCGTCACAGACATAGGCTGCCTGTCCAAAACCGTCAAGATAATCCACGCAGTAGATACAGGACCCCTGTGGACTACCTATAACAAGTGGAACAAAGAAGCACACAGAACCGTATACGGAACTACATCAGACGTACTACCACTCAACACAGTTACTAAACAACGTCTGGCATAAATACATATTTTTTTTATGCGGGGGAGGGGTGGGGGTCACGTACATTACACCCCCAAGTCCCCAATAGGTCAGTGTGCACTCACATCACAATATGTAAGTTATTACTTACTCCCATATCCCTGGTTAGTGAGCACTTGCTTCAATATATAAATATGCGTGAGACGGGAGCGGGGAGAGGTAGTCACCCCTCTATTTTCTATCTGTCCCTAATTGTTTAATTACACTATAGATATATAGATATACACCCTCTTATGTATTATCTCAATATGATATTAATATATATTCTAACATACTTGAATACATATTTACAGTTTAATACTTTATTCTACTAGGGTTTATATATTGAAAATAATTGAAAATAGTTGTTGACAATGGTTTTTATATATATATAATACATAGTAACAGAGCTTAATAACTCTGTTAATCCTAACTTAAATCTTCTCCTAAGAGGTAAATATGCAAACAAACAATTCTTATATGTACATTATCGGCTCTCATTTTTTGAGCGCTTTAGTCAATGGTGACTACTCTGGTTTAACTAATGAGGAATCTATTCTTTTAGATACATGGTTTAAAGATAACACCATGGATAAATCAATATGGGACTTTATGCCATTTGAAGGTACTGATTTCTTTAAGTGTGAGATAACTGGCTTGATGTGTGAGACAGTAGAAATACATCAACACTTTTTTGACGAATCATTTATTTAATTTAATCCTAATTTAACCATCGAAAGAATTATCATGAAATTTGCATTTATACCAAAGGGAAACTACAAAATTGGTCAAATTATCACTGTACACGGTGAAAAGATGAGGGTTGAAAGCTACACGCACACGGGTAGAAATATAACGGTTCACACGCTAGAGAATGCACCGAAATTTAAGCGCATAGTGTGTATTTGTACCGATTCTAAGCCTATTGAGGCGGTAACGGTTTAAAGTCTAGCGTATAGCCTCTTATGGGGGCTATGCGATACGTTTTAGCGTATCTTTTTAATCCTAACTTAATGAGGTTTTATCATGGACAGAATCACAGACAAAATGCTAGAAAACAGAGTACAGAGACTGAATGAGTTAACCAACTCACCTAGCAAACCATATTCACACATTGATGGCAGGAATGTTGCTAATGTGGGCAATTTCCACTTGTCCTACGCTTATGGAGGAGTATGCGTACACAGAATGTGTAATGAACATGGTGGATGCCGTACACCAATAATCAGTTACCACACTACTAAAAGGCATCTATACGATTTAATTAACGCCTATTTAGACGGCATTTGCTTTGCTCAAGAGGAAATGTTACAGACTGCTTAAATAATAGCTTCTAGGGGCTTCTATGAGGCTTCTAGGGGATGCTATTTTGCATCTATCCTAACTTATGAGGTATTTTATGAGTAATACTCAAGCGTTTCTACAATCTGAGTTTTTAGACTGGTTCAATAACTATTTGACCGTTGACGTATTTGCCGAACATAGGGGAATTTCAACTAATGAGGCTAGAGTGTTGATTGAATTGGGTAGGTCAGTTCATGAGGCTTATGTTTCATTTGTTAGAGAATTGGAGGTAGCATGAAATATTATTTTTATACATTTGGCGTTTGCATATGCGCTGCTAGTCTGTTTTTATTGGTAAATGATTTATTCTTAGAGAATTTATCTAAAGGGGACACTATGGGGTTATCCCTAGGTTTTCTTATCATGCTGGTGTTTTTCGTAATTGAGTTAACCCGTATAGAACATGATGAGTAAGTGCGAACAACTGGGGGTTTGTCAGAGCCTGAAGCCCCTATGTGTCAATTGTCCCAATAAACCCCTTAAAACAACCCCTGCGCCCCTTTTGGGGGCTGGGTAAGGGGTAAGTGTGGGTAATAAAAATAATGCCTATAAAGCCTTATAAAGTTATCCACAGGCTAGATTGACCATATATGCATTCCTAATTATTAATCATAGATTAATAATTACTCAATATTGAGGGAATATATATATACAGGAAGATGTATTGAGTAAAATTGTATTGAGGTCTCTATATTGAAAACTCTATATTGAAAATTCTATATAGAGGTCTCAATATAGAAACTCAATATATAAAACTCAATATAGAGACATACATATATTATATATAGTATGTAGTAGACTTAAACTTAAGAGGGACATTATGATAGAACTATTACTGAAACGTAGAGAAGAACTGAGGCGAAAGTATCGTAGAGATATGGACATAGAGGTAGCGTACAGACATAAAGAGGTAGAACTACTTATTAAAAGATACCGTAAGCAGATAGAACTAGAGGTAGATGCTGCTGGATTTAGGGAAGAGCTGGGTAACCTAGTGACCCTTATGAGTGGACTGGAGGCTATATGAATATAGGAAAAGAAACAAAAGCGTATTGGGGCGATAAGTTCATAGAAATACTAGACCCCCATAAGCCTGGGCATATTGTTCGTGTTTATCCTGATTATTGGGATGAAAAAGCCCCGAGTAGCTGGGTAGAACTGACCAAAAAAGAATACGATGATATTTACGAAAGCAACAAGGACAACATTTATAGAGCAATGATGGTTGTTGCAACCTACCTAAAACGAAAAAACAACATAGGGGTAAACGATTAACTCTCAAGACTAATCATCTAATGCTATAATCCTATCATCACATATACGTATGTGATATTTCCTAACTAACATGAAAGTACACAATACCATGCAAATAAAACTATGTATCGACTGCACCCACTATAGGCTTGACTCATTTGGCAAGGCCAGACACGGCAGATGTGCCCGTGACGACCATCCAAGCCCCGTAGACGGGTCTCATGTCCGTTTTGATGACTTACCCTACTGTGCCACTGAGCGCAAGGAATACACCTCAATAGACACTTGTCGTATTGATGCTAAATACTTTGTGGCAAAGGAGGTGACAGATGTCTGATTTCACTCCAGCAACAAGAAACAGTGCTATTTGGTCTGGTGACTCTAGGCGAGTTGCTATGGGCAAGGCTAACGAGGTTATTTTGACCAAGCAGGGCAAAATGGACATACCAGACTTGTCAGGCATAGAGGCAGTCCAGATGGGGCACGTCATGGAACCCGTAATCGGTAGGCTTGCACAGGCAAAACTAGGCGTAGAGCTTAACAAGATAGAGGAAAGCCTGGCTCACAAAAAGGAATCATGGTTTAAATCACATTTTGACTTCGCAGGGACTAAAGATGGACAAACAATTTTGGTCGAATGTAAAAACTACGGCAGCCATCAGCGTAATAAGTTTGATGATGTTTCTAATACCATTCCTAACGCTGATATGGCTCAGTTAGTTCACGAAACCGCAGTATTTGGTAACACACGTATTTACTTGGCAGTGTTGTTTGGTGGTTCTGAGTTCGTTATGTTCCCCTACGACATTACAGACCAACAAAAGACTGACCTCATCCAGCAAATGGCAAAAGTGTGGGCACACGTACAGACTGGCACAACACTACCTCCAGAGGATTTAGAGCAGGTGAAGCTACTTTACCCCCAGGATGTCACAGGAACGGTCAAAACAGCCTCTATGAGCGTAGAAGAGGCTTGCAGGGCACTTAGACACCTTAAAGACGAAATCAAGCTCCTGGAGGGTCGTGAGGAACAGTTACAGACCCTGATAGCTGGGTTTATGGAGACTGCATCTAGTTTGCAAACTGTAGATGGTGCAGTGCTTGCCACGTGGAAGGCTGCGAAAGCCAGTAAACGTTTTGACGCTAAGTTATTTCAATCTGTTATGCCAGAGCTTTACGACCAGTTCGTAGTTGAGCAGGCTGGTTCTAGGAGGTTCTTAATAAAATGAAAGCATATCCAATCATGTACAAACACCCTACCACAGGGTTAATTGTGGAACACGAAGGCATGGAGCTTAGAGACTGGTTTGCAGGGCAAGTATTACCTACGTTGATAGGCGGAGCGGGAATGGAAGACATTACAAAAGCCGCTTATAAATGGGCAGACGCAATGATGAAACAAAGAGAGGTTAACCATGAATAATTTAGTACCACTACAAGACATTACACAAATGGCAGAGGTTGCAGCGTCTAGCAAGATGTTCGGTTTCAAGAATCCTCAAGAGGCGATGGCAATCATGTTGCTATGCCAAGCTGAGAATTTACACCCAGCAGTTGCTATGCGGGATTACCATGTCATTCAAGGTCGACCAGCTCTCAAGGCAGATGCCATGTTAGCTAGATTTCAGCAGGCAGGAGGTAGCGTTAATTGGAAGGAATACACAGATGCGGTTGTCACAGGCATATTCTCTCACCCGTCAGGCGGGTCTCTTGAAGTCAGTTGGTCGTTGGCACAGGCAAAGAGCATCGGCATTGCGAACAAAGACAACTGGAG